TGATCAGCGGCCGGCGGGCCGGTTTCCCGGCCCGTTGCCGGTTCGCCACGTAGAGCAGGTTCACCACGGCGGCCAGCAGATGCGCCTGGCTGGTCCACGGGCGGTGCCGCTGCCCACCCCGGGCACGAGCGATGACAGCGGAGTCCTCCGGGAGGTGCTCGACAAGCCAGAGCACGTAGCGCGGTGTCAGGGCGCAGTCGTCGCGCCACAGATCACGAATGTCGACCTGGTAGTGACCCTGCAAGTCGCTGACCAGCGCGCTGCCGTACTCGTCGATCAGCTTGACGAGCTGGAGGCTTCCCCCGGTTGGCGCTGCGCCGCGTAGGCGTTCCACAGCTGGGAGAACTTGCCCTCGTCGTTGCCGGGGCCGGCGACCCACGCCCGATACGCCCCCGCGTCCTCGGCGACCGAGGCCAGGAAGTCGTCGATGCGCGCCAACCCTTCGTACATGTTGGCGACCTGGTCGAACGTCGGGTCGACCCCTTGCTCGGGGCCCTCGATCTTCTGAAGCTCACCGAACAGGCGCATCGCGGTCGCCCGCTCGCGGAACGGGAGCTGGTGGATCGCGCGGAGCTTCGGCGCACCCTCGGGCCACTCCACCGTGGCGACCTTCGCGTCGGAGGCGATGGAGTCGATGATGGTGGGCTGCGGCTCGACCTGCTGCGCGGCCTGCTGCGCGGTCCCGGGCGGCAGGGAGAAGTTCCCGTTCTGCGGCACGGGGGCATGACGGATCGGGTTGCCCAACGGGTCAACCTGGGTGACCGTCTCGCCGTAGCGAAGGTCCGTCGGTGCGGGCGTGGGCGCGTTGCGCGGGCCCTGGTTGCCGTAGATGTCGTATGGCTGGTTCATGGAACGGGAGTGACTCCTTCGTTGATTGGAGAGGGGAGCTGGCGGGCGACCAGACCGGTCGCCCGCCAGCTGTGGATCAGCCGCCCGGCGTGGTCGTGGTGACCACAACCGCCGGCGAGGTGCCACCGGTCAGGCCCACGGCGCTACCGGTCATCTGCGCCACGTCCTCGTCGGCCAGCGACCCGCCGAACGTGACCGTGACCGGGCTGCCCGGCAGGGCACCACCGCCGCACGTCACGTCGCCGGGGGCGATGTTCGACAGCGCCTCCAACGCGGTCTGGACCGCCGAGGCGGCGGCGTTGAAGGCGATCGTGGCGGTGGTCTGCCCGGCGTAGGTGAGGGTGAACGTGCCACCGGTGGGGGTGCCGGTGATGGCCACCGACTGGACCTCGTTGGTCCGCATACCGAGGCCGGCGCCGTACCACTCCATAAGGTTGGAGCCGGTCACACCGAGCACAGTCGCGCGGACCGGGAAGGCGAGGAAGTTCTCGACGTCGACCTCGACGTCGTCGTCGCTTGCTAGGGACACTCGGGGCAGGTACAGCGGCGCGGACACGTCGCCGTCGACGATGCGGATGAACATCGCCCGCTCCTGCGGCTGGGTGATCAGGTTGACCCCGAACACACCCTCCACGGAGACGTCACCGCCGCCGAAGTAGTAGGCCAACGTTTCGTTGGTCAGCTGGAGCAGGTGGATCGTGATGGCGAACGTGACCGGGTCACGCCGATCCCTCAGGGCCGGGTTACGCCAGGTCCCGAGGATGTTCGAGTCGCCACCATCCTTGGTGATGGTGAGCCCGTCCTCGATCGAGGTGTGCCCGAGGTCTTCCCACGGGGAGCCAGGGTTGACGAGGTCGACAGGGGCGGATGTGCCGGCCGGGGCCGTGTAAACGAAGCCCGTGCCGGGGATGATGACAGCAGCATCATCGAGAGCCATGATCTCTCCTTGTGAGTTGCCCGGACAGACGGGCTAAGGGGGAAATGCGAAGTCAGACGCGGGGGTTTTTAATCATCAGGTCGTACACAGCGACCTGACGAGAAATGTGCGGCAATTCCGCGTCGTCGAACTTGCGAAATCCTGTGCTTTCGCGCCACTTATTGATGCATCCGTACGGGGTGACGGTTTGGTTTTCCCACGCCTCGTAGAGGACCCGGGCAACTTGCTTGGCCAGCTCGAACGCCGCCTGGTGCGGATCCCAGCCCTTGGATTCCTCCGCGCCGGACCAGACGTTGTAGCTCATCCAGTACTGCGAAGTGAACCTAGGATTGTCAGACGCGCCGCCGGTGCGCGAAAGCCGCAACACCGGCACGTAATTGGCCAGCTCGTCGGGCAGGTCCTCGAACACCCGCACCTCGGAAAGTCCGAGGCTTTCGCGCAGGTCAGCGAGGGGATTCCGCATCAACCACAGCTGCACCGCGATACCGTCAACGAACGGCACCATCCGAGCCGGCGCGCTCATCGGCGCACACCGCCAGTGATCGCGTGAATGCCTTCGACGAACGTGCCGTTCTCGGCGACGTGCCCGAACTCGATCGCGGCTGCGGCCCGCTGTCCCCTCGAATCGTCGAGGGACACGAAGTAGTCCAACCTGCCGTGATCGAGCTGGATCTGGGAGTCGCCAGAGTGCGCGTGCGCGGCGAGCCGGCGTCGAGCATTGGCGAACAACGCGTTCGCCGTCCGCTTCAACGCGAACCCGGTTTCCTTGTGGTACGCCGCCGTCTTGTTGCACTTCTTCGCGGAATTACCCGGACCCCAGCTGAACTTCCCCTTGGGCATCAGCGCATCTCCTGAAGTGTGCAACCGACATGGTCAGTGGACACGGAGAAATCGCGGGCCTGAGGGCCGCCGAGAATGGAGAACTTCCGAAGCGTCCCGGTGTTGTCCGTCCATTCGACCCGCGACCACCAACCCACCGGGGTCTTGGACCCCTTGCAGATCAGCTTGTACGCCACGGCCACGTTCTGGCCTTCCGCGACTTTCAACGCGGCGAACGCGCCACGGGTGGAGGCCACCGGCTGCATCCAGCAGTCGGTGACCACCACACCCGTAGTCGAGGGCCTCTTCACCACGTTGCCGCGGAAGTCGGTGACCGTTTCCTCCACGAAGATCGTGACGGTGTGCGGGCCGCTGTCGAGCAGGGACATGACCCACCGCCCTTCAGCAGTCGTAGGGGTCGCCGACGGGGAACAACTCGAAGCCGTAGCTGTCCTCCAGGAACACGCCTCTGGACGACCAGAGGTCGTTGCGGGTGAGCGGCTGATGCCAGAGACCGAGCCGGCCAGCAACCTTCTTCAGCCAGCCCATCTCTTCATCGGTGAGGTACAGCCCGCCCCGGGCATCGAGCCCGTTGCGCTGGTAGCTGTAGTCACCCGCGCTCTCCGAGGAGAACCCGCCAGGGTTGCTGACGTATCGCGCGGCGGCGCGCAGCACGATGACCCGCACGATGTCCGGGGCAATGACCTGAGTGGGGTCCTCGGGATCCACCCAGGTCTTGCCCGCGACCAGCCGCACCATCGCCGACACGTCGTCGAGCAGCGCCTCGATGCGAGGGCTCTCCACGTCGGTGAAGGTGCGATCTAGCCGAACCTCCAGATCCTCGATGTCGGCGAGGGGCGGCAGCTGGACCATGAGTTACGCCGGGGTGAAGGCGAGCTTGACCGCGCGGACGAAACTGTTGCCACCAGCGCCACCAGCGGTGGTCGTGGTGACAGCCACGGCCGGCGTGGTGCCGCCGGTGAGGCTGCCGGTAGCGGTCATCTGCGACACGTTGGAGCCGGTGTCGAAGGTGACCACCACAGCGGTACCGGGCAGCGGGCCGCCGGTCGTCGCCGAGATCTGGTTCGCGGTCAGGTCGGTCCCCGCGATCAGCGCGGAACGAACCTGGGCGCCGGTCGCGTTGTACGCAATCGCGGCGGTCGTCTTGCCCTCGTAGGTGAGGGTGAAGCTGCCGCCGGTCGGGGTGCCGGTCACCGTGACGGTCTGGACCTCGTTGGACCCGGGACCGTCGGCGATGATGTTCGACCCCATGTAAACGTCGACCATGGAACGATCTTGTGCGTTCCTGAAGTCGTAGTCCTTGATCCACCGCATGCCCACGCCGGCCAGGGACTGCCGGGCACCGAAGCTGGCACCCTGCGGCACCTTCGGGGCCACCATGACCGCCGAGTAGGCGGTGCGGTGGAAGGCGTAGCCCTCGTTCGGCTCCAACGCCTGGGACACCACGATCCGGTTGAACCCGGCGATGCTGCCGATGTCGGCGTCACGCAGGGCGTTGTTGTCCCCGGCCTGGTCAGCGTGGGACAGGTGCGGGTCCTTCAGGAACGCCGCCTCCAGCCCGGAGCCGATGACCACGTAGCGCTCGGTCATGGGCACGTGGGCATCGTTGAGCGCGCGGCGGGCGTCGACCATGGCCTCGTACGTGGTCGAGGGGGTCACCGGGACGGTGGTCGCGTAGGTCGCGTTCTGCATCGTCTTGGCGATCTTGTTCTCGGCGCCCTCGGCGACAGCCCGCACCATGGGGGTGAGGATCTGCGAGCCGTAGGAGACGATGTCGAGGGTCTCCTCCTCGTCGGTGGTCGGAACCGCCGAGTAGATGGCCGTGTCGAGAGTGACGTCGATCTTGGTCTCGACCAGGTTGTCCATCTGGATGATGCCCTCGCCCTCCGAGGCGGTACCTCGGGCCTGGCGGAGCACGCGGGTGCGGGCGGTCGTGCGCGCGGGCACCCGGATGGAGACGGTGTCACCGGCGTTGCCGACCCAGTCGGCCGCCGTGGTGGCGTCCATCCAGATCAGCTGAGGGAGAACAATCTCCCGCTGGAGCAGCCCGAGGGCCGCAGCCGCGATCTTCTGCGACTTAATGAGGGTGTTCGCCACGGGGAACCTCCAAGGTTCTTAGAAGCGGAACCGCGTCGGCCGTGGCGAACGGACCGTGCGGGATTTACCGATTTCGCGGAATGAGCGCGGCGAGCTTTCGCGGGTCGGTTTCGTCGTCCCCGGAATCGGGGTCGCCGCCACCACGAAGACTCGCTTTCGGCTTGCTGGGCGGTGTGCTCTTCGGCGGAGTGCCACTGGTCGGTTCTGGCGCGATGAGCGCGAACAGTTCCTTGGCGTCCGTCTCTAGCTCGTCGTCACTCTCGCCGGACAGTCGCTTGGCGACCGCCCTGATCTGGGCGACAGTGGCGTGGTCCGGGGCCAACTCCTCCGCGATTTCGCGGCGCTTGTGGAGGGCCTCGGCCTTCTCGGCGCGGGACTTGAACGAATCGGCGGCCTCTTGCAGACGCTGCGTCTCCGTCTTGTCCTTGTCTTCGTGCTTGGCGAGCTTGGCTCGCGCCTCTTCGAGTTCAGTTTTGTACTTGTCGCGCTCGGTTCGAGCGTTCTTGCGCTGCTCCTTGATCGCGTCGAGCGCGCGCTTCCCGGCGTCGCCGAGCTGATCGGCGCCGGCGGGGTCGCCGTCGTCATCCGCGACCGCATCCGCGAGCAATGCCTGCGCGTCGGCATCATCAATGCCGAGATCGTCAGGCTTGGTGCCCGAGTCAGCGGGCTTGCCGCCCTGGTCACCGTTTGGCTGGGACATTGCGCCCCTTTCCGCCCCCATTGCGGGGTATTTCGATCCGCACCCGTGTAGCGCGGGAAACTTTCGGGGCTAGACGCCCTTCATCGACCCGTCGGACTGCCAGGAGCCCGGGATCTGACTGGAAAGGCCTAGCTCCTTCGCGCGGCGCATGATGAACCGGCGCACTTTCCGCCGGCCTTCCTCGCCGCCCTTCGCCCGGCCGACCGCTTTGATGGCCTTAGCGAGGTCTGAGCCGTTGCGGATGGGGAATCTCCCACCGGATCCGCCAGCATCGGGCATCGCTTTGCCCTGTTTCGCCAAATTACGACGCGTATCAGTATCGGGACCGGCCACAACCGACTCCGTTCGAAGGTTTTCGCGGTTAAGCGGTGATCTCTTCGGCGCGCTTGGCTTCGCGTTGCTGGGATTCCCAGAGCCGGCGCCACGCGTTCCGCGCGTCCTTGCCCGAGTACTTCCCCTCGATGTTCTCTTTCCACATCCGCTGGTAGGCCCGGTTGTTCCCCGGCCACTCAGGGTTGGACTGGAACACAGCCTTCGGCCAGCACATGCAGTGGTCGTGGACCTTGATCGTCCCCGGCCCGTCGAAACCCGAGTCGGCCTGTGCGATCGAAGCCTCGGAGAACACCGGGCCACGGCTGGCCAACATCGCGCAGAACGCGCACGGCCTCGGGCCCAGCATCCGAATCCAGCCCTGCGCCACATCGTCCGTGTCGATCAACTCCAGGGTGGTGTCCCGGGCCCCCTTGAGGACGTGACGCGACGCGGACCCCGAGGCCAGCACCACAGTCACCTGACGGGACCGCGTCTCCCCCAGCCCGTTGTGAGCGGCCCGCTTCATCGCCACCGGCCCGGTCACCAGCAGCGAACGCTCGGCCGCGTTGTCCGCGTCACCCCAGTCCAGGACAGCGGGCTTGAACTCGCCGAAGTGCGGGGCGTCGATCTTCGTCGGCCGGTCGTCCCGACGCGTCGGGTCGAGCTGGCCGGCGACCCGGGCGTTGCGGCCGGTGTTGAGCCGGGCCGGGCCGGGTAGCTGGGCGTCCGGACGGTTCACGAACTGGATCGTCGGAGCCGGCGTGGCCGCCTGCGGGGCCTCGATCAACCGCACCCGCTCGTAGTAGTCCACCGCGATGTCCGCCGACGCCTGCCGGAAGGTGCGGATCAGGTTCATCACCACCCGCACCCACGCCGGGTACGTGGCGTCGATCTCCGTCCACGACAGCAACGACATCGTCGGGATGAACTGGGCCAAGAACGCCGCGCGCACCGCGAGCTGCCGCTGCCGGTACTCCTCGGAGAGCTGAGTGCTCTGATTCGGCATCTACCGGGGCCCGTACAGGATCCACGAGATGCTGGCGGCGAGCAGGACCACGACGAACAGGCCGGCGAGG